AGCTTCACAGCTTCCACACATATATCTGGATCCTACGAAATCTCAAGGAGGGGAGATGACACTTCCCTTCTTTTCGTACACTAACTACGTTTCTATTCCCGACGAGGGTTGGGGCGAATTGGGTAGAATATACTTGCGATCTTTGAACGATCTCAAGCATGCGAATAATGCTACTGACAACGTGACTATAAGTGTTTTTGCCATGGCGGAAGACTTACACATGTCGGTGCTTACTTCAATCAACCCGGCCTCTATCACTCCTCAGATGGGTAAGGAAACGGAAGAAGTTAACACGAAGGGAATCGTATCTGGTCCAGCGACTACACTTGCTAAGGTCGCAAATTCTCTGTCGATGATTCCGATGCTAAAACCATTTGCTTTGGCCACCTCCGTTGCAGCTACAGCTACAGCAACCATAGCAAAATTATTTGGTTATGCAAGACCGGCAGAAACAAAAAGTCCTGGTTCATTCAGGCCACTAGCAAACTCATCACTTGCAGTGACGAACACGGGAGACACGTGCCACAAATTGACGGTCGACTCAAACCAAGAGTTAACTATCGATCCTCGAATTTCTGGCATTGGTGCTAAAGATGACATGGTTATTACTTCCATCGCATCTAGAGAATCATATGTCACTAAATTCACGTGGTCCAACACAGCAGCGCCCGAAACGCTACTATGGAACACAGCAGTGTCGCCCGTTACATGGGCTAATGGCTCAGGCGGAAGTTTTAATTTTCCTGCCTGTGCTATGGCCGCCTTGCCTTTTCAATATTGGAAAGGCACGCTCAAATACAGATTTCAATTTGTTTGTTCAGCCTATCACAAAGGTCGTATTCGCTTTTCGTACGATCCAAATTATCAAGATGATTTGGAGTACAATACCAATTTTGTGCGAATTATTGACCTGGCTGAAACAAATGACTACACAATCACCGTTGCGAATGGACAAGTGGTATCTCTGCTTGAACATGCAATTCCAGGCATTGACCCGATCACGGACGTTTACAAAACGTCTGCGTTTACATCAGCGCCGGTTGGCAATGGTGTTTTGTCAGTTTCTGTTGTTAATGAGCTTACAACTCCGAATTCCGCTGTTAATAATGATATTGAAGTGAATGTATTCATCTCTGCCGGAGATGATTTTGAAGTTTTCGTACCATCTAACGACTTTGGTCGTTTTGTGGTTAAACCTCAGAGTGGTAGTATGACTGTCCCAGATGCAGATCTGACGGCAAATTCCTCAGCACCCATTCAAACAGACGAGAAGAACGTTGGTCCGGAGTTTTATGACCAACCACAATTGAACAGCGTGTATACTGGTGAGGCCATTGCGTCTTTCCGGCAGTTGTTGAAACGGTACGGTTTTTGGACTGGACTTGGTGACTTAGGTTCCAAGTTAGTTTACGGCCGTCGATCTCAGTTTCCATACTTGAGAGGAAATGTAGCAAATGCGGTTAATTCCACATTGGCCCCAGGACCCTACAATTACTGTAACACACTCATGCTGCATTGGGTAGTATTAGCATTTAGCGGCTATCGTGGATCTATTAGATACAAGATGCTGCCTATCCAGATTGGTGATGAAAGAGATAGTATTGACTTTCTCATTAATCGAAGCGAAATAAATCCATTGGATCCATTATACGTAGATGGAACAACGGCGTCCTTGACTTTCGGGTCGAATGTGGACGCGTCAGTTATTGGTATGCCGGGTGCCGACCCGACTTTGCCAACTACTTGGTTCGATGGTACAACTGGTGTTGCTTACCAAAATGGTCGAGTTAATCAGGCTTGTGAATTTGAAGTGCCGTACTACAGCAGATTCAGATTTACACCTGGGAAACAAGAATCCCATACAGGTAATGCCATCTTTGATGGTGCCTGGGATTATCGTATGCAGATGAAAACCAATTCAAATGCTACGATTCAGATCTATTGTGCCGCAGGAGAAGATTTTCAAACTTTCTTCTTCACAGGATTGCCTCCGCTCTATTTCGAGGCAACAGCACCACCTTAATCCCGCTAGGCGACCGGCGGTCACGTGTTAATGAACACGTAAGAGGTCCACTTATTAGAACCCTA